AATTGTTATTTGTGGTTCAAGTGGTGTGGGTAAGACAACTCTTGCTCGTACTCTTGATCCAGATACAACACTATTTATGGACTTAGAGGCAGGAGATGCTGCTATTGAAAACTGGCCTATTGATGTAATCAGACCTAAAACTTGGGAAGAGTGCAGAGATTTTGCTTGTTTTCTTGGTGGACCTAATCCAGCATTAACACCAGATCAACCTTATAGTAACATTGAGTTTCAAAGAGTTTCGCAAATGTACGGGGATCAAATGGAAATTATGAAGAAGTATGATTCTATTTTCGTTGATAGTATTACAGTTGCAGGCAGACTTTGTTTTCAACATTGCTATGGTCATCCAGATAATAAATCAGATAGAACTGGTAAAGTAGACACAAGAGCGGTCTATGGTATGCAAGGTCGTGAGATGATGGGTTGGTTAACACAACTCCAGCATATCAGATCTAAGAATGTAATCTTTGTTGGCATTCTCGATGAGAAAGTAGACGAGTATGGTAGGGTTAATTATGAACTACAGATCGAGGGTTCAAAGACTGGCCGTGAACTACCTGGCATTGTTGACGAAGTTATTACTATGGCAGTTATGCCAGGTGGTGACGAACATCCGCCATATAGAGCATTTGTTTGTCAAACACTCAATGAGTGGGGTTATCCTGCAAAGGATAGGTCAGGTCAACTTGAGATTCTTGAAGAACCTCATTTAGGCAAATTATTAACAAAAATCAGTGGTCGTGATGTATCTAAAAAATTAGAGTTTGCATCACCTAATTCTAGCGAAGGGAGTAAATAAATGATTGATTTTAGTAATGTATCGTCAAGTGGCGGTGGGGGTGATTTTGAACTAATCCCAGCAGGAACAGTAGCTCGTGTTATTGTTAACCTTAAAAGAGGCGGCGAGGTGTTAACTGAATACTCGCAAGAACCAATGTTTAAGACTAATGGTAGAACTAAATGGATTGAGTGCGAATTTACAGTTTGTGCTGGTCAATTTGAAAGACGTAAATTTTGGCAAAATATTATGCTCGATGGTGGTAAAGTAAATCCAGATACTGGAGTTTTTTATACCAAAGAGATTGGCTTGCAAACTATCAAGGATATTGTTGATAGTGCCAAGGGTTTATCAAAGTCCGACATTTCGCCAGAGGCCATGAAGATTAGAAATATTAGTGGTCTTGAGGTTATGGATGGCATGGAGTTTTGTGCAAAGATTGGTATTGAAAAAGGCACCAATGGTTATCAAGATAAGAACAAATTAGTTGGCACATTATGTGTCGGCGAAAATGGTTATATTGGTAACGGCGGAAATAATACACCACCAACAACTCCGCAAGGGGGTGGCACACCACCTCAAGGCGGTGGTTTTAAGCCTGCACCTTGGGCTCAAAACAACTAAGTGGTTCTAGGTTCTAGCGGTAAGACTCCTTCTTAGTCTGCTAGAGTCGGTTTGGGTAGCACCGATACCGCAAAGCTACCCATTAAACTAGGAAACAAACATGATTTTAAGACAATATCAAAAGATAGCAGTAGACGATGCTTCAACTGCTTTAGACAAACATAAAAACACAATTGTAGTTGCACCTACTGGAGCAGGCAAAACAATTATGTTATCAGCCTTGGTAGGCAAAAGATTTAAAATAGGCAACAAGGTTCTTATTCTGCAACATAGAGATGAATTAGTAAGACAGAATAGAACTAAGTTTTCTAAGGTTAATCCTAACATTACAACTAGCATTGTAGATGGATCAGAAAAAGACTGGTCAGGTAATACCATTTTTAGCATGGTGCAGACATTATCACGAGAGAACAATTTAAATAACATCAACCATTTTGATTTAGTTGTCGTTGATGAAAGTCATCATGCAGTAGCTGATACTTATATGCGTATCATTGATAAAGTTAGACAAGCAAACAATTCTGTAGAGATCGTAGGTTTTACCGCAACACCTAATCGTGGAGATAGAAAAGGTTTAAACAAAGTATTTACTAATTGCTCACACCAAATTGAGATTAGCACTTTGATAAGAGAGGGATTTTTGGTGCCGCCAAAAACATTTGTTATTGATGTAGGGGTACAAAAAGATTTAGCGAATGTTCGCAAAACAGTAACAGATTTTGATATGTCAGAAGTCGAAAGAATTATGAACAAAAGAGCTATCAACAAAAGGATAGTTGAAGAGTGGCAAGATAAAGCTGGTCAAAGAAAAACTGTAGTTTTTTGTAGCACCATAGTTCATGCACAAGATGTATGTGATGAGTTTAGAAGATCTAGTATCAGAGCAGAAATAGTTACTGGCGATACACCATCACAAGAAAGAATGCAGATACTCAAAGACTTAGAGCGTGGAGATGTTCAAGTCGTTGTTAATGTAGCAGTTCTTACTGAGGGTTTTGATGCACCACCAATTAGTTGCATTGTATTAACAAGACCATGCTCATACAAATCTACAATGGTACAGATGATTGGTCGTGGACTGCGAACAATTAGCCAAGAGGAGTATCCAGGACTTATTAAGAAAGATTGTGTTGTGTTAGATTTTGGCACTAGTGTTTTAACACATGGCTCATTAGACGAGGGTGTTGACTTAGATGGAGATCAACAAACAAAACAAGGAGCAACACCGCTTAAAGTATGTCCAGAGTGTCAATCAGAAATCCCATTATCAAGTCGTGAGTGTCCTATTTGTGGGCATGAGTTTGGTGCTGATAATAAAGAAGCACTTGAAAACTTTACTATGACAGAGGTAGATTTGATAGATAGGTCTCCATTTAGATGGTTAGATCTTTTCGAGAATAATAGATGTATGATGGCAAGTGGATTTAATGGTTTTGGCCTGGTTGCACATTTAGATAATATGTCTGTTTGCGTTGTAAAGCGTGACAGAGGTAGGTTGCGAATCATTAGTGTTGGCACCAAGGAGCAAGCGATTGCAGCCGCTGATGACTTTCTAAGAGGCATTGAGGATAGTGATGGTGCCAGAAAGGGTAAAAGATGGCTGAATCAAGCAGTAACATTTAAGCAGAAAGATGCTTTGGCACGACATAACGTGTTTATTAGACCTATGGATTTTAGTTGGAATAAATATAAAGCTGCTTGTTGGTTAAATTATTTGTGGAATAAAAAAGAAATTGATGACAAAATTTTAAGTTATTACGAAGGAGATAATAATGCAGCGTAGTGAAGCGTTAAAAAAAGTTGACTTAATTATAAACGGGCCTAGAGCAAAGTCACATGGTGATGCTACAGAAACGCACACAAATATAGCGGCAATATGGAATATATTATTAAGAAAAAAACTAAAAGAACCGCTTGATATACATGACGTTTATCGAGCTATGATTGGTATTAAGCAAATTAGAAACAGTCAAAATCCAAAAGTTGAAGACAATATGATTGACATTATTGGATATGCGGCATTAGCAATTGAGGCAAAAGATGGCAAGAATGTTAGTTAAATATACAATGCAGGAAGAAAATTCTGCTGGTGTAGAAAAGACAAAAGAAGGTGGCTTATATTTACCATTTTCTTTTGCACAATCACCTGATGAAATCAGCGATAAAATAGGTGATACTTTGTTTGATATAATCAGTAAAAACAAAAATATGGTTTTGTTCTTGAGCTTTTCTGCTTTCTTTGAGGGTCAGCAAGTTCTGGAAGGACATTTTAGTAGTGAACAATTAACAGGAGAAGGTAGATGGATAAGCCCAGGATCGGAGACGATGCACTAACAAACTTAGGTAAATTATTTAATATATTTGGTTGGAATAAAAAACTAAATGAGATAACAGAAGATGAAATATTAGCAGCAGTACTTATAATACAATTTTCAATGAAGGTAGATCAAAATGACAAACACGACAGACAAAAGCTCAATGGGTTACTTCTTAAATATGTCGGCGACTATGAAGAGCAAAAAGACACCATTACAGGAGATGACATCCCTTTTTGAGGATGTCATTGACGACAAGCTTGTAGAAAGCAACAAAAAGCAACCTAAAAGAGATTACTTAGGTAGTTCTGTCTTGGGCGATAAATGTTCCAGGAAGATTCAATATATGTTTTTGGGCACAGATCCAGATCCTGGTAAAGATTTTGACGCTAGAACTTATCGTATATTTCAGTTTGGGCATGAACTTGAGGATAGCATGGCTGGTTGGATTAGAAATGCTGGTTTTGATTTACGAACAATGGACTCTAATGGCAAGCAATATGGCTTTGCGATAGCTGAAGAAAAGATAAAGGGACACATAGATGGTGTGATTTGCAGCGGTCCACTTAATATTAAATATCCCATGCTATGGGAATGTAAAACAGCAAACGAAAAAAAGTTTAGAGATTTTAAGATGAAAGGCATAAAGGCTAATCATACTTACGAGGTTCAAGTTGCCTTATATCAAGCTTACATGGAGCTAACAGATAATCCATGTTTGTTCACAGTTATAAATAAAAATACAAGTGAAATATATTATGAACTGGTGCCTTTTAATCAAGAACTCGCTCAATACGCTAGTGACAAAGCAGTTGATATACTTAAAGCAGTTGAGCAAGATGTAATGTTACCAAGGATTGCATTTAACAAAGATATGTTTGATTGTAGATTTTGTCAGTTCACAGACACTTGTTGGGAAAATGGTTGATGGTGACACAGAAGGTAGCAAAGTGCCACCATCAAGGGGGATGGTAATGAACATAGTAAATTTTGGCAATAAAAAACAACCTATGTCAAGTCGAGAACTTGTAGATTTAATTAGTGAGAGGGTGCCTGCTCAAAAGCAAATAGATATATTAAGAGATACTTACCCTAATGGCGTTATGAGAGGTAATTTATTTACAATTGGTTCGTTACACGGAGAGCCAGGTAAATCTCTTAAAATAGACATTAATCCAAGATCTCCATATTTTATGAAGGGTCAAGACTTTAACGGATCTGATGGTGTTGGTGGCATTGTTAAGATTATGATGGAAGGTAGGGGCATGAAACTTTCAGAGATAAAAGAATACTTTGAGGACTATGTATCAGATTCAAGACCAGTTGACCAAAGTTTGCAGCCAGTAATTAATACTGAACTCAAAGAACAGATTAATATTAATACGCCTTATGATAGCGAACATAGATATTTAAATGCACATGGTGAGATATTGTGTCTTGTTCGCAGATACAATACTGTAGATCAAGAAGGTAATCCTGTATTAGATGGACATGGTAAACCTAAAAAAGAATTTAGACAGTTTACTGGTCAAAGCACATATCCAAGAATGCCTGATGTTAGACCTCTGTATAATATACCAAATATTCTTGCATCGGATAAAATAATTTGGGTCGAAGGCGAAAAGTGTGCAGATGCACTTAACCAACTAGGATATACTGCAACTTGCACTATGGGTGGTGCTGGTATGCTTTCAAGAAAGTCAGCTAACTTGTTTGACTTTTCGCCATTACAAGATAAAGAACTTATCATATGGCCAGACAATGATTCAGCGGGTAAAAAGGTAGCTGAACTTGTCCAGGACTTAGCTATGAACGCTAATGCAAAGTCAGTTACTATGCTTACGCCGCCAAGAGGTAAGCCAGAGCGATGGGATGTAGTTGATGCCATAGCTGAACAATTTAACATCAACGAGTTTCTTAATACTAATATTAAGCAAGTTAAAAAGAATATTAATCTTTTAGATGAGTCTTTGCTTGTAAATAGATTTGTTGGACAAGCACCCGAGCAAAAGTTTTTAATAGGTGAAACATTACCACTTGGTGTTCCTATCATATTTTCAGCGGCTGGTGATGCTGGTAAAGGTATGATGACTTTAGATTTAGCAATGAAAGTATCAAGCGGTCAGTCTATGTCTACTGCTTTTGGTGGTTTAATTAATGAGTATGGTAATACAATTATATTTACTGCTGAAGATGACGAAGATGAGATGCACCGAAGAGTTGAAAGACTTGATATAGATAATCATAGAAACAACTTTGAACATGAACTCCGAATCGTGAGTTTACCTAATGTTGGTGGTGTTTTTCCAATCATGCAAGAAACACATGAAGGATACAGAACTAGTGATGAGTTTGACAAACTTTACGAGCAAATAAAGCAAATGACTAATTTAAAGTTAATTGTATTCGATCCGTTGGCATCATTTGTTCACGCTGAT